TTTTGAATATAAGACACCTTGTAATAAAGTCTGGTATTTGACGTAGAAAGGTCAAGATGAAATAAGCTTGGGAAACAACGCACCAAACAAGGTTACTCAATAATGATTTTATATATTCAATGAGATTAAAGAGCGATATGTACCTACACATACAAAGACCGTACTATGGATAGAATGGTCCGTCCGTGGACAAGAAGTAGATGAACATTGTTTTCATCGAAGACCACGACTAGGATAAACAACCAATGAAAAAGTTTTTGAGTTGAAGCGAGACTCTTCATCAGGTAACAAATAAACATATCGCTCTTTTCTTTTGCGTCTTTATATTTATTATAGATGAAGATTAAACTTAAAAGTCTTATAAAAGAATACATATTCAAAGACAAGGATCCATTTCGTTGGGATGATATGCCGGGAAATGTCATTCGTGTTAATCCTCTTGATGTTACACCAATGGCTGATAATCCTTATATAAATTCCACGGAAGGTGAAACCGTTCCGGATAATTCCATGCAAGAAGGTGTTGGAGATTGGGCAGGATGGGGCAGAGAAACACCAGAGCAACAAAAATGTGTAAAATATTTGGATGACCTTGGCTTTGAACGGGACACACATTCTCCTGAAGAAAGCGAAGAAGATCCGTATCAAAAAATAGTAATTATGATGTCTAGAAAAATTCGTCATTCTACAAGATATGCCGAAATTGGTTCAGATGGTTCTGTCAACGGCGAAAGCCTAGAAGATTTTATAAAATCTCTTCGTTAATTATATCTTGACTCTGTACACCAATTGTTATATACTTTCCAATATGAATGAAAACAATGATAGTATTTTAATTAATTCATCGTTTAGCCACGATACCTTGGAAGTGTTCTTTAACAGGACATACAATTCTTATTGTTTAAGGATGATACCATTTGATATTAAGAATAGAACATTATCCCTTATGGATAAGCTTCGCTGGATATGGTGGATAATAAAAACAGGAAAACCGTGGACCGAATCGGTTATTTTAACAAAGCCTGAATTGAAGAGAGTATTTGATTATTGTCAGAATACCGATAAAAATAATGCTTTTATAGATGTTGTAGCAGATATTCTTATTCCTGTTCTTCCTGATGAACCTCCGCAAGAACTAAATAAACAACTTGAACTGGATTTCGATGGTAGCAAGGATAAAAAAGAATTCCATTTTAAGTCCGAAGAATTTCAAAAAAAGAAAGTTTCTAAAAAATCCAAAACCAAAACAAAAGACAAAAGAAAGTTGTTGTTAGATAACAAGGAATAATATGGCTATAAAAAAGAAAGATGTATTCGTCGTTGTTCGTGATAACATTCGGGTTTCCGAAAAGGAATATTCTCATCGGGACGATGCAATAAATGAATACGATTATTGGCAGAAACTTGTGACAGATTGGCCCGATGGAACAAAAATTTCCATCGTTAAAAAAGATTCAAAATTGCATAGGATATATAATTTATGACAATTGAAATAATAAAAAATTCAACAGGTATTCGTGAGCGGTTGACGAAAGCAAAAAACGAAACGGAAATTTCGAGTTTGCTTGAAGAAGGTAAAGGCTATAAATATGTTTCGGAAAAAACAAAACGTTCATGGCAAAGAACAGCTAATAACCGTTTAAATTCTTTTATAGCAGAAACCACAAAAAAAGTAAAGAAATAGATTAAATTATTATATAAAATAAGAGACACATCAATTATTGATGTGTTTTTTGTTGCGTCCTTTGATATTTATTCTTATGGTTGCTATGACTGCTATAAAGAAAAAATCTTTTAGTATAAAGAAGGCCAAGAGTCTAAAGATTATTCCTTCCACTAAACTTAAAATAAAGGAATTTATTCCAATGTCCTTACCTTCCGGAAATGATGAGTTATGCAAATATATTGCAAATAATAAAGTTAAATTGATGGAGGCTGTTATATCTTCTGTGGAATATGCAATAAAAAATAATATTCATATGGCAGAAGTATTTACCTTTGATAACAATGAATTTTTAATTACTATTAGTAGGGCGCATTTCAAACAGAACATAGAAAAAATCTATAACCTTTATATTCAAAATGAATATTATGAACTATGTCCAAGGGTATCCAAGTTAATTCAAATATTAAATGAAAACAAAAAAGTTGGATAGAAGTCCAATTGTAAATCAAGCTTCTAAAATAAAACAACATCTGAATATTAGAGAGCGTGTATTTACAGAAAAACAACAGGAATTTCTACAACTCGTTCTTGATAAAAATGTAAAGATGATATTCGTTTCTGGTCCTGCTGGAACAGCAAAAACTTATATGGCTGTTTATAGTGCCCTTAAATTACTTGATGATAAAAAAATAAGCGATATCATTTATGTTCGTAGTGTTGTCGAAAGTGCCGATTCAAAAATGGGATTTTTGCCTGGTGAAAAAGAGGATAAATTAGCACCATATATACAACCACTTGTGGATAAACTAGAAGAATTTTTATCAAAAGGTGAAATAGATTTTTTAATGAAAGATGGTAGAATTAATGCCATACACGTTGGATTTTTGCGTGGATTAAATTGGAATACAAAATTTATTATAGCTGATGAAGCACAAAATATGTCTGCGCGGGAGCTCGTAACACTTATAACAAGAACAGGAGAATTCAGTAAGATTCTTGTTCTTGGTGATCCATATCAATCTGATATTAATTCCAAGAGTGGTTTTTTGAAAGTCTTCGATAGTTTCGATGATGAAGAAAGCAGGAAAAATGGAATATATACCTTTACATTTACGGAAGACGATGTAGTTCGCTCTGCCTTAGTACAATTTATTATTAAAAAAATCAAAAAAGTCGATTTTTCACATACTTATAAGTGAGAATATAATGTATGGCTCAATGCGATTCTAAAAAAATAACAGATTTAGTTGTATTAACATCTGCTAGTTTATCCGAGCAAGATTTGTTTGCGATGGCAGATGTTAGTGTTGGTCAAACAAAATCCTTGCCGGTCAATCAACTAGAAGCTTATTTAACGGCCAATCTTGTTCCGAATAATGCCATAACTTCCAATGTATCTGGATATGCTTCTACAGCTGGCCTAGCAAACACAGCAAGTTATGCTGTTCAAGCAAAAAATGCAGCAACGGCATCTTTTGCATATACAACCATTGGATTAGGCGGAATACCTCTTTTAGCTACGAGTGCATCATATGCTACAAATGCAGGACAATCAGCAGTTGCTGTATATGCTTTAACGGCAGGTTCAGCAGGAGGAACAATCAATTATGCACAAACGGCATCATATCTTCTTGGTAATGTACAAACCGCAAATTATGCAACAACGGCTGGTTCAGCAACAACGGCTGGTTCAGCAACAACGGCTACATCAGCAAGTTATGCAACAACGGCTGGATCAGCAGCTTTAGCATTAACGGCAAGTTATATATCGATAAGTTCAATATCTGGTCAAGTACAAAAACTTATTAATACCGCAGGCATATCAAGTCTAACATCATATCTTTCGTATGATAACTTTTATGGTTGGCAGGCGATAGGTGGTTGGGTTCCTGATTCTATTACAATATCCGTTGTATCTGGTCAAACCGTTTTTATAGATTTTATGGCTCCATATCGAAGTGATAATGGTCTTGATTTAGCATTTTATGTTGGTGCTCCTGCCGGAACAACTTATGCGCTAACTTGTGGAATGATTCGGGGTGGCGGATCATTAAATAATTCCAATGGTAATGGAGCTGCTCCGGGTCAAAGTTTCTATCAATATTTTAATACACCGATGGTTGGTAGTGGAATACCTGGCGCATCCAATTTCTTCACATTAAATTGGGGTAATAATTGTTATCCCGGTATAGTCACGGCTCGTGGATATTTGATAATGGGTTCGTTTATTGGAATTCAATCCATAACCTTTAATTATATAAAACGACAAGGACCAGGCGCCGGTACAACACTAATATATCCTGGTTCTACTCTGTTATATTCCTTCGTATAAAAAGTTGAATTCCATTCAACTTTATGGTATAGTTTCTTTGTTATGAAGAATTATACAGAACCCCAAATCAAAGAAAATTTTAACTCATTTATTGAATTTATAAAATCACATTTTTCCGGAGATAGGCTGGAAAAATTATTGAAATTGTATTCTGAGGAAGAATATGGCTACAGAGCCGCATTGGCTCCAGCATCTTCAAAGGAATATTTATATAAATGTTATGCTGGTGGTTATCTTGATCATATTATGTGTGTATGTAAATCTGCGTTTGGTGTAAAAAAGTTGTGGGAAGCAATGGGAGCGATGATTGATTTTACCGAGGAAGAATTGATATTTTCAGCATTGCATTTTAGTCTTGGAAAACTTGGTGATGAAAATGGAGAATTTTATCTTGCACAAGACAACGATTGGCTCATAAAAAATAGAAGTGAAATATATAAAATAAATGTACAGCTACAAAATATGGCAATTCCTGACCGGTCTTTATACCTTCTTCAGAAATACAATATTTCTGTTTCCAAATCTGAATACTTAGCAATAAAATTGCATGATGGAATGTATACGGAGTCTAATAAATCATACTTGCAAGCATATTCTATAGAAAATGATTTAAAGACAAATTTGCCTTTTGTGTTGCATCACGCGTGCCATTTGGCATCTAGAGTAGGCATTGACGGGTGGAAGCAAGAGAATCTATGATAATAAAAGATTGGGTATCAGATCTTTTAAAAGACGGATGGAATTTTGATAAGCCCAAAATAAATGGAATGTATAAAATTGTAAATGATTCATTTATTGAACAAAATTGTTATTTTACGACCCACAGTTTACTTTCTACTTGTACAAATGGCGGAACATGGTGGAGTGATAATAGTATGAGAGAAGAAATGTATTCGGACGAGCAGGGCGTTCCTATTTGCTGGAAACCTATAAGTTAATATAAATAAACAAGTTAAAATTGAGAAGACCGCTTTGATTAGCGGTTTTCTTGTTTTTGTGACTATATATAGATTCGTAACCATATAGACATGCAACAAAACAAATTCTTCGCTACCCTTTTACTTATATCAGCTTTAATCCTATCCTTCTGTGCGGCATTCTTTTCTGTTTATGGTATTTCCAGCTTATTTAGTGGTGCTCTTATATCTGTGTCTATAATGGCGGGTGCTCTAGAAGCGGCCAAACTAATCTGTAGTAGTTTTCTTTTTCGTTATTGGAATAAGACCAAGACTTTTTTAAAAACGTATATGTTGTTGGGCGTCATAATGTTGTTAATTATAACATCAATGGGTATATTTGGTTATCTCTCCGCTGCCTATCAAAAGTCTTCCACGGAAAATAAAATATTGGTAGAACACGTTCAACTTATAGATACCCAAAAGAAATTAATTATTGATAGAATTGATCAATCAAATAAAAGAATAGAGTTCATTGGAAAGCTTCGTGCGGAACAAGAAAAACGTCTTACGGATATGCTTCAGAATGAACAAATTGCAAAAAATATCGTGCAATTACAGGAAGTTCAAGGTCAAACAGCGGATCTGATTAAAAAGTCTGATGATGATGTTGACACAGAAAATAAAAAAGTACAGGAGTATACTACAAGCATATCAAAACTTGATGATGAAGTATCCCAACTAAAAATAAAATCCTTGGAAAAAAGAGATATAACAACATTTCAATTTGTAGCAGATGCTCTTGGTATGAATATAAATTCCGTTGTTAAGTGGTTTATATTAGCTTTAATATTTGTATTTGACCCTCTAGCAATTGCTATGCTATTAGCGTATAATAGTATTGTTTATGAACATTTAACCTTTGGTGACGATGAAATGTCATCGAAAAAAGAAGAAAAAACAGAAATACCACCCGTAACAGAAATTAAACAAGACGATAAACCATCAAAAAGTAGTAAATTAGACGGATTTTCAAAAATTATAAGAAAACCTTTTGCCAGGTTTTATAAATAATTAATAAAATAAATTGCTTTATTTCTATTATTCGGATATTTTAATAGGAGAATAATGTACAATATAACACAAACAGATATAAACGATATAATAGAATTATTGAAGAAGGCGATTAAGTACGAAGATTTCGATTCTGTGGAGGAAGCAATCGAATATTTGGATGAATTTCTTGTGGATGAAAAAGAAGAAAATAGAATGGAGTAAACATAATGATTTGGTTATATGTAATAGCATTGATATTATTTCTATTGGTTTCCGTTGGAATTAATATAGCGCAGGGAATAATAATAAAAAATAGTTTAATGAAGATTGGTGTTTATGAAGGGTGGATTTTATCTACTCTTGATTCTTGTAAAAAAACATATTTACGTCTGAAAGAAATTGACGACAAACAAATGTTTGAGAAGGACGATGATGTAGGGTTTGTTTTTACATCGATGTTAAATATTATAGATGAGTTGGAAAAAGAAATAGAATAAATTATGAAGAAAAAGAAATACTATATTAAGAAAAAGGTTCATGCAATTAAATCGAATAAAAAGACAAAACCGATTATAGTTCATAAAAAACAAAAACGGGTCAAGACCATTGTAAAGAAATTGAAAAAAATTGTAAAGAAATTTAAAAAAATTGAGGAAGAAACTGTCGTAATACCCGTAATACCTATCACGACCGTTGTTTCCAAGAGAAAGCCTTCTATTGAAAAAATGTATTTTACTAAGGATACCCAAGATGCTATTGTTGCGTATAATAAGGAAATAGATCCTATAAAGAGAAATGAAATTTATGATACGAAAATTAAATTTGCATTTGATAAACTTGTTGAAAATGTATTAAATACTTTTAAGTTCACATATTTTGCCGTAGGACCACTTGATACACAAAAGGAAACCGTATCACATCTTGTCGCTAATATGGACAAATATGAGGAACGGAAAGGAAAAGCTTTTTCTTATTTTAGTATCATTGCTAAAAATTATTTGATATTTCATAATAATAATAATTATAGGCATTTCAATATGCATGTCGATATTACAGAAGAACATGAAGATCACGGAGTTCGCTTACAGGTCCGAGATAAACATCATGAAAATGTTCAAACCCGAGAGTTTTTGGATTTAATGATTAACTATTGGGATAAAAATATAGATAAAATCTTTAAAAAGCAACGCGATATATCCATCGCTAATGCTGTCATAGAACTTTTCAGAAACATTGATAAGATTGATGCTTTCAATAAGAAAGCTTTGTATCTTTACATAAGGGAAATCTCTGGATGTAAAACTCAAATGATAACAAAAGTTATCAATAAGATGAACTTATATCAGAAGCAAATCAAGAATGATTATATAAATAATGGAACTATTTCCGTATAATCCTCTGTAAAATGTTTACATATCTCTATATTTATGTCTATGAACATAAATTTAGATGAGTTTGAAATTTATAAGGGTAAAAGTTTTGCTTCTTTATGCAGGGAAATTGTTGTAAATCAACAATCAAAAAAGGATCAACTCAATGTTCTCATTGAAGAATTACGACCCTTAATAAAAACCGTTGAAGAAGCTATTGTAATTGTTCCTATATTAAACGATTATTTTGATGTTGGTGTAAAGAATGATGAACAGCTTGTTAAATTAGCAGCAGTTATTCAAAAGATTATAACACGAAACGATTCCTCTGGACAAGAAGATTCTCTTTTGATAACAGATGATGAGAAGAAAGAATTGCTTAAATCGGTAGAAGAGCTTACTAAATCTTCCGAAGAAATATCCATACCAAAGGCAACAATAAAAGTAGATGGTAAATAAATGGGCACACTTTTAAAAAATCAATTATTTAATTACGATATAGAAGATGAAAATTTTTTAGCTACAAAACGTGATTTAAAATATATTCATAATTCCCTGTCGGAAATGGAGTGGGAACCCGGTATAGTTCTTGATATTATTTTGGATGATTCTCATTATCTATTTAAAAAAGGCCTCGGAAACATAAATAACCCTAATATATGGCCACTTGGATATAATGATAAACAAGCAAATCCAATGGATCGAAGTTATGCTGAAGTAGGAATTGCTTTAATAAGACTGTGTTTGTCTCAGAATAAACAGGAGAAAGAACAGGTTATTTATGCTTATCCAATTGATAAGGAATTTTCTTCATGTCCTCTTCTAAATGAATTGGTAGGTGTTATAAAGTATTTAGACCAATATTTTTATACAAATAAAATCAATTATAAAAATCTAGCAAATACATCCGCAGATTTTCGTTTTAATCCTTCTTATGCGGAAGTGAAACAAAATACAGGTTATAAAACGCCTGACGGAACTACAACGGTACTTCTCGGACCTGAGTCAAAACTTGATTCTGTTACGAATGTAAAAACAAATCCATATTTTCGAGGACTTTTAGGAAATTATTTTTGGTTTAATAGAAAAATTAGAAATTTAAGAAGATTCGAGGGTGATACGGTTATTGAAAGCAGATTTGGACAATCCATTAGATTTGGATCATATGATTCTCAGAGAAAAAATGACATAGGAACTAACACGGATTATAAAGGTGATGGCACAATAAATAGTTATAACAATCTTCCTGCTGGCGGCGGTAATCCTATGATACTCATTAGGAACAGACAACATCTTCTTAATAATAATAATTTGGCACCAAATGAAGTAAATGTAGGCGGTTATATCCTTGAAGATGTAAATGCAGATGGAACGTCCATTCATATTACATCGGGCTTAACTCAATCAGTATTTTCACAAACAACAACCAAGAGTATTTTTACACAGGGAACTAATTTTAAATTTCCAAAATTGACGGGTGATCAAATTGTAATGAATTCTGATCGGATAATAATTTCATCAAAAGCAAATGAAACAATGCATTTTTCTAAAAAGAGATATATGATAGTCACGGATGATGAGTATGTTGTAGATGCACAGAATCAGATCGTTCTTAATACAAACAATAAAACAGTAATTAATTCTCCAGCAATTTATTTGGGCCAATATGGTAACACAAATGAACCTGCTGTCCTAGGACAAACTCTTTCCGATTTATTGTTTGATTTGTGTAATTGGATATTGAATCATACGCATTCGCATGACCATATACACGATCCCAATGCGGATCCACTTGTAACAAAATCACCAAAAGATTTTCCAACAAATACTGCTACACTGGATTTAATGTCGATTCGTGATAGATTACATAGTATTATGAGTAGAAGAGTATTTTTGACAGGGGGTGGATATGCTCCAGGATTTAATGGCGCGGGAACAAATAGTATTCAAATTACAAAAATAGAAGGAGAAACTTCACCATCTGGTATTCCAGGAGGATGGAGCGGAAGAACTAGAAGAGTGGATGGAGTATTAAATGATAATACAGGAGCAGTTTCTTCCATTGTTTCCAATGCAACATCTCTTATTTCAAATTTTATAAATGCAAACATTGGTGTGATGAGTGATGCAGATATAACTTCTGCCATCGAATCCGCAATAGATAATTCTATATCGTAATATGGCAACTCCACAATTAACACTTCCAACAGTTGATGTTTCTCAATTGACTCCTGCTTTGCCTAATTCTCCTCTACCATATATTCCACAAAATTTTACTTTACCAAATCCGGTAATTCCTACTATGCCTACTGCATGGAAAGTTCTCGCAAGTATTAAACTACCAGCAGTTCCATCATATCCTCCAGTACCAGCTTTGCCACCAATACCAGGCATATCCATACCAAAACCATATTCTTTGAATTTATCCGCTCAAGTTCCTTCGCCGACCATAACGGCAACAATGATAAAAACTACATTGAAGGCAAATATACCTTCGATGATTGCAAACGCAAGAGTTAATGCTGGGCTTCCTCCCGTTGGAATTCCTTCAACTGTCAATGCTTCTATATTACCACCGATAAACGTCACATCTAATAGTGTAACGGTACAAACATCTACAACCAGTTCCTTTTCTATACCAACCGTTACAGTATAATAATATTTTTCTGTAATAATTTAGTATAATATTATCTATTTATTGATATGAATATCAACCAATTTAGAGAAATCATAAAAGAAGAAGTTTCTGCTGAACTAAAAAGAGCTCTACCCAAGATATTAAATGAATATTTTAAAAGAGATAAGAATCCCACTACAAACCTAAAAAATGTTTTGTCGGAGACTGAAGAAATATCTGAAGAAGTACCAAAAAGAGAATTTAAAACTTACACAAAAAATCCTCTTTTGAATCAAATTTTAAATGAAACAACTGTAAAAATTCCAACCAGTTCGGATGTGTCTATGGGCGGATCCATTCGTTCCGAAACGGTTGGAGTTGATATAAAGGCTGTTCTGCCGGATGTTATGAATAAAGATTATTCTAAGCTTTTAAAATTGGTTGATAAAAAGGCTAATCAGCACAGGCATTAATTTATGATAATAACCGATGGAGATATATCATCATCTTTTTATCCGATAGGTTTGCTAATGCCATTCACAGATGGTAATAATGGATATTTTGCTCAATCTTTTGATACAAATACACAGATAAAACAAAATTTGACTAATTTTCTTAATACACGTCCAGGGGAAAGAAGAATGGCGCCAACATTTGGTACCAAATTATACGGATTATTGTTTAATCAACTTGATAAGAGTAGCATAGAGATTGCTAAGAACATTATAGCAACGGAACTACAACAATGGATACCACAAATCAGTATTACAAATATATCCATTAATAACACACAAAACCTGAATGATGTAGATAATTATAAAATAGAAGTATCTGTTTATTATGTTGTTATTCAAACACAAACACAGAACAATATAACATTTTCGGTACAGAACGTTAATATATAATTTATGTCAAAAATACTAAATAAAACCTTTGCTCCACAACAAAAAGTGATAAAATATCTGGGAAAAGACTTTAATCAATTTAAAGCCAATCTTATAGACTTTGCTCAAAATTATTATTCAAAAACTTACCAAGATTTTAATGATGCTTCTCCAGGAATGATGTATATTGATATGGCAGCATATGTTGGTGATGTTCTATCTTACTATATAGATTATCAGTTTAATGAAGGCCTTATCAATTATGCCAGTGAACGAAAAAATGTAATACAGCTGGCTAGATATCTTGGATACATACCAAAACCATCAAAACCTTCTACGGGCATACTTGACGTATATCAGATTGTTCCATCTGTACGAAATTCTGATGGTACATTTTCTCCTGATACTTACTATGCTTTTAAAATTTCATCACAAATGCAAGTATCTTCTCAAAATGGCATATCATTTGTCACAAATGGTGAGGTAGATTTTTCTGTAAATACAGGAGCTAGTCCTAGGATTGATGAAATATATTCATATAATTCTAATAATGAGCCGGAATTTTATCTGTTGCAAAAATCCGTGCCTATTTATTCCGGACAGATTGTAACGCAAACATTTGGTCTTTCTTCACAAAATGCTGATTTGAAATTACAATTAAATGGAAACAATGTAATACAAATATTAAATGTTACGGATTCCGATAATAATATTTGGTATCAGGTAGATTATTTAGCACAGGATTTAGTAGAAATGCCTGTCGAAAATAATCAGATTAATTTTGAAGAATATTCTCTGTATAACTCTACAGTTCCATCTATACTGCAATACTTGCGAACCAATAGACGATATATAGTGACCGTTGACGAAAATAATAATACATATTTACAGTTTGGTAGTTCTCTTGACACCGTAAACGAAGAGGTTATAACACCATCATCGAAAACTCTTGGCGTAGGATTTTCGAATATCAGTCTTTATAATTTTGTTTTGGATCCAACATCATTTGTAAAATCATCAGCTTATGGCATTTCCCCAACCAACACCACTTTAACGGTTACCTATATAGTTGGTGGAGGTTTATCATCAAATGCAAATATAAATGGTGTAACAAATATTACATCATTGACGGTTAATGAATTACAAAATTATTTGCCGTCTGAAATATCATTGGTAAATACTATAAAAAGTAGTATAAAAGTGACAAATTCCACGCCGTGTGTCGGCGGTGAAAGTCAGGAATCCATTTATAAAATTAAACAAAATGCTATTGCTAATTTTTCTACACAAAATAGAATTGTAACAAAAGAGGATTATATTTCAGCAGTTTATAGTATGCCTGCACAATATGGATCTGTTGCAAAGGTCTATGTATCATCCGAAACAAATTTGTATACAAATAATTCAACTTATATAAAGGGATTGCTTGATCAAAATAATAATTTTGTCATAGATAGTACCCAAAAGAATTTTAGAAGGGTAAATTTAGAGGGAACTAACCCCCTTGGTGTTAATTTGTATGTTCTCTCATATGATGATAATCAAAATTTAACAACAATAAATGATGCTCTCTCATACAATCTACGAACATATCTATCAAAATTTAGAATTGTATCGGATCGTATAAACATTGTTGATGCATATATTATTAACATTGGTGTGAACTTTCAAATCATAGTATATTCAAATTATAATAAGAAGGAGGTTTTAACAAATTGTATTTCATCAATTCAAAATTTCTTTAATATAGATAATTGGCAAATTGGACAACCTATCAACATTGGTCAGTTACAACTTGAAATTGCTAATAATGACGGTGTCCAGTCCGTAGCAAACTTGGATATAGTAAATCTTACTATAGATGATGGAAACTATTCTATATTTTCCTATGATATAAACGCAGCTACAAAGAATAATATTGTATATCCATCTATTGACCCTGCTATATTTGAAGTTAAAAATTTTTCAACCGACATTAAAGGTTCTGCACTATAATGCATAAAAAAATATATCCAATACAAGATACATACATAGAAAATTCTTCTACATACTATCTTAAAGATTTATCACGAACGGAAATTTTAAATATATCTGCTATTGATTCAACCGTTCAAACTTTAAATGAAATGATTCTCTTGGAAAATATAAATCAAGAAATTATTAATTTTAATGTAAGCAATTTTTCTGGTTCTCTTATTGGCTTTAATCAAGGGACCGCTAAAAATATAAACGGAACGGTAATTTCTTGTGAGGGCGTTATTGTTCCTGACTCCGTTTATGTTCCAAGTGCATCCTTACAAGTTTATTTACAATCACCATAATCATATGCACTATCACCTTTATCCAAATTCAGATGCTTACATAACAAATAATCCAAAATATATTTTAAATAATTTTGGTGGTTCTGATTCTTTGGTTATTTCTGTAAAGTCTAAACCGGTCTTGGTAAATGAAGCTCTTTCTATAGAAGACATAGATGGTGATACGTCTTATATAAATTTATCAAATTTTAATGGTGTATTAATTGGTGGAGAGTGTGGTGTAGCCAATTTCATTACGGGATCTGTGTATGAGTGCTTTAATTGTAGTTATAATTTTTATCTTTCAAATTTAACTGCAAATGCCACATCGTCTGTATATTTTTCTTCATCAATACTTGGTATCGGAGGATTTATACCGTATATCTATAATATAACAAGTGGTTCTTTACCTTTGGGATTACAATTTACACAAAGCAATAACACCGCATCTATTTCTGGTACACCTACGGGTTCTGGTCAATATACATTTATTTTAAATGTTCAAGATACGAATCTGTGTTCTGATTCAAATATCTACAATCTATTTATATTGCCTAACAACTATTGGATATTAATATAATATGGCACAACCAGATTCAACTGTTTTTCCTGATGACATAGCGCCTTCTATAGTCAATTTGACTACAACGGGCTCTATTACAAATCAAATATTTGAATTTAGAGAATCAGTTATACGGTCATTGGGTGCATACGGTTTTCTTTCTGTTTATGAAACATTTGTTGAGCCATCTAATCCATCTTTGTGGGATATGTGGATATCTCCAGGATATTTCCAAAATGAAGCAATAGTTTCCGCTAACATAAGAACATATGACGGAAATACTTGGATTGATATTACGCCATCGGTGTTTGCATATATGATAACACAAAGAGGATTAATTTCACCATATAACCCAAATACCAAAATAATATTTACGACAACCGGTGGAATTGCAATATATGTAGACGGCGATCCAATACTCGAAGAAGAACCATAAGGTCAAAACTATATGAAAACAAACAAACTATTTATTTTTCCATTTATACTATTATTTATATGCTTAATGTCTTGTGCAACTGCATCTTCACAATCAACGTTAAAGGTGGATAGACTGCAGGAACATGCAGCGCCACAATCTTATAGATTAAATTTGGCAACTCATTCCGCAGATGATTCTGCGGTATGGACTGGATTTAATGCGGATTTTTTGGATGGATTTCACGCCAATTATTTCAGTAATACAAACAATCTTAGTGTTTTAAGTAATTATTTTTCTAATTTAATAAATAATTTGCCTGGAGGTAGCGGTAATGTTGCTAATGTAGACGTTAGCGGTGCGCCTGGTTTATCTGTATCAAATAACACAGGAAAAGTATATATTTATGGTATACAGCCTACTATCTGGCAAGATATTACGGGATATGCATCAACAAGTGCTGTTATTGTTGTTGCTTATACAAATTCAACCATAGGCAGTATAACCGTAACAAATATAAATGGACTTACTTATATTTTACTTTCTACAAATGCATTTACATCTAGTAATTCAGGGGGATATGAGTGGCCATTATCAGTTAGTTTAGCCAATTCTATTGATTATTGGGGTTCTCCATTCAATGGCACAATCGGTGGATATTTACCAGCGTTTAGCATTTTTTACTCTAGTTGGCCTGTTGGACAACTCGAACTTCAACTATCTAAGGTTTTAACAAATGACCTTAATTATGGGTTGTGGTGGATGGGAAACGGCGGCGGATGTAAATCAAACATAGTTATATCAACTCGTTGGTATTCTGTTACAAATGAGGTATTTGCTTATCAGTTATATCTTAATATATTTGATTCTACTGGTGGAGTATTTTTGGCTAACTCTCCGATATATACAAACGATACGAGAGTTGGTAGTGGAACATCTTCAAATACTTATTTTAACCAATACTGGACTAATACCATAAATGCCGTGATGTCTCCAGGAAGTATTATAAGATTTTTAATGAAACCTCAATTAATGGGATATCCAATAAGTACTCAATATTTTGGGGGCGCAAGATATACTTGGGGAAGATCATGGACTTATTAAGATATGAAAAAATATACATTAATTTTTTTATTGTTTTTATTCATTGGTATTAGTAATAAGTTGTTTGCGCATAGTGCTACTTATTCAACAAATAATACAATTTTTACGTTATCAGGATGGACTGATAATGGTGAAACTAATATTTATGGAATTCAAATTTCGCATTTTGAAGTTATAGCAAATGGTTCATATACACAACATATTCAAAGAACCGTTACGGATATATCCAGTAATGCTCTTCCATCGACAATCTCAAGTACACCTGTTTATTGGATAGAAAATATAAATTGTACAGATGGTGTGAATAATGCTTATAATTCATTAGTTGGAAACACTGTATTATGTTGGCAGAATACATTTTTAAATACTGGAGGAGTATGTCGGATAGCTTTTAGAGATACTGCAATGTATACTTATGGAGAATCAGTAGCTTTAACAAGTGCTGATAATTCTGCTATACATGTAATGACAGTTATTACAGGTGTTTGCCAAACAGTATATTCAGGAACTTCTCCGGCTTTATTAACAAGTCTTTCCGTTGGACATTATTTTGTAGAAAATTCAAATGATAGATGTCAGTTCGTAGTATTACCAGTTGGTTGGTCATCAGCTTCATGGTTTGGATTAGATGCTTTAGCGAATGTTGATTGGAGTTCAACTATAGGAAGAGTATATACACAACTTAATCCACATACTTGGAGGAGTATTGCTGATGATTCTTTATTATATTTAAGACCAAATATTGGAACGATAATGGAAGGAACTGATTCAGCTAGTGGTACTGATAATAATGAATTACATGATATTTTTGGGAAAATTCTAAATGGACAAACTAATACCTGGATGCGTGAACAAATAGTAGGTTGGAGAAGTATCGAGACATCTCCAGGATTTTATAATTTTAATAATACCAGTATAACTACAGATTTCTTTTATGGAGCTATGATCTGTAGAAGTTTTGATAATTGGTTAGATCAAAATATTATTACTAATATTCCTAATGTATTACCTGGTGGATCATATTTGACTAATTGTGCTCAACCAAAAATAATGTTTAATATTATTCAACCTCCTTCTTGGTTAATATATACTAATTGTACTCAGGCACAATATATTAATGCAGAGACTAATTTAGTGAAAGCTATTCTTACTCATGAGATCTCTAAATACGGTCATGACTATATAACTTGGATAGAACCAGTTAATGAACCTTATGATGGAATAGGTAGTAATGTATTACCTGGATGTACTACAGTATCTAATACTGCATGGTTTGTAGCACAGATTTGTCAGTATGTTAGAAGAGCTATACATGATATTGATTCTAATGTAGGAGTAGGTGCTCCATCATTATCTTCTCCTTATGACAATACTTTTATGATGTATTTTTCATTAGCTGGGGGATTTACAAATATTGATGTAGTTACTTATCATGATTATCGTATGTCTGGGACTTGGTCTGGTAATGGAGGATATTCTCCATCTGGAAATTATAGTTATCCATATTTTATGACAAATTTAGCGTCATGTGTTGATAATTTTAATTATTGGTCAGGTGGATTACCAATATTTGCTAGTGAATTAGGATTAGGAGATCCGACTGATGTAGTTGCATATGTTGATATTGCTATGCAAAAAGGAATAGCTGGATTATCTCCTACATACTTTTTAGGAGCACAATCAAATGATATCAGTGGTAATATTTTGTATTATTTAACTGGATATTGGAGTTATTCAAATGATGTACCAGCATTAAATGGACAAGCATATATATCAGAAATGAATCTTGTAAATCCTGGAACTGTATATGGTAGTAATCCAACTAATTGGTCATGGGATTCTCAAACAGGAGGTCAAGATGTTACAAATCATATACCATCTGGAGCAAATTATGATACTTGTATGTTTCAACTTCCATTATATTATTCTACTAATTCTACTTTTACATGGTCTATGTGGACTAATTATGTAGGATCAGTAATGACTAGATATAATCCATTAGCAGTATCTAATAATTTATATATAGAAATATGGAATGAACCATGGATCGATACATGGATGGGTGCAAATGGTACTTGGGGAGAACTCCCATTTAATCATTCTGGTTGTGTAGTTGTAACTAATGGATATTCAGATATTAATAACTCTCCTCCATGTGAGATAGCATATACAAATTATTTAAATGCTTATTGTGATTTAGTAGCTACTGCAGCACAAGTAAGAGCTAGTTTAGGAAGTAATGCAAAACTTGTTGGTCCATCATCTCAATCTATAGTAGATTCCTATGACTTAGGAATGATGTTAGCTAATAGAGGACTAACTAATATTATGTCAGCGATTTCATTTCATGATGGAGGGATTAATGTATTACCAACAGATTTCCCAGATGAACCGTATAATTTATATTCAGGACAGACTACTATTTCTCAAATAAGTCATTTACGTTCACTAGTTGGTACAAATATGGTTATACAGGTAAACGAAACAGAATATACTGCTCGTAGTGCTATAACTGATCAACCTGATATGCGTCAATCTAATTCCTATTATAATGATGGTCAAGTAGATTGGAGAACAGCTTCAAATAGAGTTCTTAAACGTGGATTAATATTTTTAGCAAATAATGCAAATTTATGGCTTCAGCATCAATTTTATGCACAACCAGGTGGAGACTTTACTATAGAGATAAATGGATGGGAGGGTTATAGAGGCATTACACCCCGAGCATCTGCTACTTTAATGTTAAATAATTTATTAAAAAATTATAATGTTACGGTAATAACTACAAATAATCGTCAATGCGTTGTAACTTGTGTTTCAACAAATTCCGGTGTAGCACCTTATCGAACATTTATGTGGGCGCACGAAGGAGAGACATATCCATTGTTATTACCAGCTGGATGCATTCTTAAAGATATATTTGGAAACAATATGTCTCAAAGAATTTTAACGGATGAAGTGGGGTATTACGATCAATACCAAACGAAGAATAGATCTTTTATAGCTGTTGGTGGTTCCAATCCAATCATTCAAACTCCTAAGTTTTAGAGTGTGAAGTGGTTATAAACTTAAATAAAAAAATTTAAATGGAAATGGTTTTACTATTTAATATAGACAAGTATTTTTACACTTCATAAGATGTAAAATCTAACAAAAAAAGGAATTATAAAAACTATGAGTAGAATATCAAAATTAATCGCAGGCGTTCTTACAATGGGATTATTGATGTTGCCTTGCACATTCAATGCAAAAGCAGACACCAATTCTGTTCATTCATCCCTGCTAACAGATAGTAACGTACCAACAACAGATCCATCACTGGGAAGTGTTTTGTCAGATCTCGGCAATATATTTCTTAACTCAAAAACGAATTGGACATTTGTACCATTTGCAGTTATTGCTCCTGGAGCAAAAAATGGAACAGTTGGTGGTGGCATCGGTGCATTTTATAACATAAATAAGTATGTTATGGCTGGTGCACGTTTGGAATGGTTAGACGGTGGTTGGTGGATTCCTAACGGTACTATGACATTACAATATCCTATACACCCCCTTCAATTTATAGGTACAGGTAAATCGTGGCAACAATTCACATTTACACCCCTAGTATATGGTGGTGTAGGTTATCCTCTTAGTGGATTATCCTTGGGAAATACTACATTACCTGGAAAAAACAATCTAGGTACAGGGCCAATTGGTATTGCTGGTGTAGGTGGAGCAGCTTCTATATACTCCGATAAGAATGTTAGTATTTATGCTGTTGCTGATGCGGAAGATTGGACAGGTCTACCACAACATGTATATAACATAGGACTTGCAATACGGCTTAGAATTTAATAATAAATAAATCATACAATGCCTCTGAATGGAAACGTTCAGAGGCATTTTATTTTCTAAATATCAAGATTAAAACATATAAAACGTTATATTTATATCATATATGTCTTTATCATTTAATTCTGAGATTTTTACGGGTATTATAACAAATACCTGTATAAGCGGTTCCGTCAGTGGTTCTTTTACGGGTTCCATCAATGGATTTTCTGGAAGTTTAAATGATTTTTCAGGTATTTTAAGTGGATTTGCATCAGGAAGCTATTCTATTTCAGCAAGTAGATTTCTTGAAGAAAATCAAAGAACACTACAAAGAAGCTTAATACAGTTTGATTTAAGTGATATTTATACAGCATTGGTAAATGGTGACATAGTAAATCCTATATTCACCTTAAACTTAAAAACCACGGATGCAACTGCTTTACCATTAAAATATAAAATTTATGCTTATCCTCTTTCCTCTGCGTGGCAGCAAGGAAGTGGAGTTTATGCGTTCGGTGGTGAGGATGTTGGTGTAAATTGGGTTTATTCGAATTATCCTGATACATCATCTGCTTGGTATTCAAATATAGACATATCGTATATACCAACCGATAATTATCTGGATTATCCATCTACAGAATCATTTTTAATGGGTGGTGGTGTGTGGTATTATACTATTCCTAATAATTTTACACAACCAACATCCAGCATTCAAACAACATTTTTTAATCTTACTGCTTCAAATTTTGAGCAAATATATTCATCAAGTTTACAGACAAATTTAACGGCAAGTTTTGATAACATATTAAGTGCAAGTTTCGCGTCTGTATTGAATGATTTTTATAATGAAAATATAGAATTACAAAATGCTTATAATGATTTGGAAACGGTGGCTATAACAATCTATAACAATGTAACATCAAATATTTCTGTAGTATTATCGGATGCAGAACAATTTGAAGTGGATGCAAGTGTATGTTTTCTAGCAAGTCTTTCAGCAAGTTTGCAATCAGGTTTGGCATTTTTACAACAATCTAGTTCGTATGCTTCAAGTTCTTATGCTTATGTTTTACAATTGGTTAGTAATCTTTCTAGTAGTTGTGAAATATACAGCAACGTTTATGCCGAATTAAATCTTATTAACAATCAAAATATAACAAGTAGCATCAATGCTTTAAATGATTACAATACATATATAAATTTTTATACGGATGTTATTAATGGAATAAATACAGGATCACAAGCTTGCTTTTTATTGACATCGAATATTTCCCCATGCGTTACAGGAAGTGTAGAGGGAGTCGCGGGCATATATGGTATTTATTACGATAACACAGATTTTACAGAAGCTACTAATCCCGCTGCTGCTGCTTTATATGCGAATTTTTTGTATACTTCTAGTTTATTAGGACCTCTTCAATCTGGGGAAATAGGATTCGTATATGATAGTATAACACCATATGTAATGTCTTCTTCTCTTGAAATTTTACAATCTCAATTTAATTTTAATATTTTTAATGTATTTTCTTCTAGCTTTATCAATTATTTTGATGAAGAGATTCAAGTAATTGCAGATTATACATATCAAGAAGCACTAACTGCTTCACAACCATATTATGCTTCACAATATTTTTCTTCTTTGTGGACAGGAAGCTCATTGATATGTTCTCAATCTTTTGATTATTATCAAAAATCCGATATAACTATGGATATAACGGAAATTTGTAAGGCTTGGATGGCTGGAGCAGTTGAAAATAATGGATTGATATTGCTAAGTTCCGATGAAATTTCTACGGGTGATACAAATGGTTTTTTGCATTTCTTTTCAAAGGAAACCAACACAATTTATTACCCATATATTGATATACAATGGGATGATTCTACATTTTCCACAGGAAATCTTTCTCCGATAACATCTAGTGTTGGAACGTCTGTGTCTATTAAGAATTTGAAAACACAATATACATTTGGTTCAATAGTTCGTTTTGATGTGTATGCTAGAGATTTATATCCACGTAGATCATTTCAAAGACTGCAAACGGTTTATATAGAGCCAAAATATTTACCATCATCAAGTTATTATGCAATAAAAGATATGGAAAGTTCAGAAAATATTGTGAACTTCGATGAGTGTACAAAAGTAAGTTGTGATTTGAATGGAAACTTCTTTATGTTTGATACGACAAGTCTTCCACAAGAACGGTATTACAAAATATTAATAAAAGTTATTACAGATGAATCCACGGACATATATGATAGTAATGCTATATTTAAAATTGTAAGATAATATGAGCGATAATTTAAATACATTTAACACCTTTATATCAAATTTTAGAAATGATGTTTTGGATTATGAATACAGTTTTGATTCCGTTGGAAATTTGTTTTTTACGGACCAAAATGTCGTTTTTAATCAAACATTTTTGAAAATTTCCAGTTCTAATTTTAATTATGATGATAATGCTTTGTCAAATTTTTATGATTTAACTTTTTCTGAATTTACAGAGCAGCCTGTATCCTCTAGCATAGACTATTCTTCTCTTGTAGATTCTTTAAATGATCAGATTCAATCTTTACAGGACCAACTTGCCACGGCAGGTGTTGATGCAAATATAATTTCTGATTTGATTACAAATGCTAGTAGTTCCAAAGATATAATTATATCTTTGAGAATTTTATTGGGACAAGGAACTACAACCGATGATTTTTCTACGGATTTTCCATATCTGCCATTGAATGCTCCATCTACAACAAGTAATATTGTTTCGCCTTCCATAGAACCAATTACTTCTTCAACGACGATAACAAGTTCAGTTAATCCAAATCCTTTATCCATATTTGATTTGAATGGAGATTTGATGTTGGAAACGAATGAAATTAAAAATATACAAAAGCAGTATAAAATAGGAAACCCAGTTTTGTTGAATACTCTTGGAAGAACAGATAATACTAAACCTTTAACAGCGTCTGATTTACAATTAATTATTAATATTTTTTATGCAAATGTTGATAAAATAAATACGAAAGAAACCTTGTTATCCAAGTTTAATACTAATGGAAATGGGATGCTTAGTGCAGCAAACATAAAATTGATAAAACAACAATATAAGATTGGTAATCCTATTGTTACTTCTTTTAGTACAGATGGAAAGAAAACATTATCAAATATTGAGCTTCTTTCATTGGAGAAAGCTATATTATCTGGTTCTGCATCATAAGATTTTAGAACATTTGATATATATTGCTAGTAATTTATGATATCTTTTAACATATTAGAAGAAACCCCAAATCAAATCAATTCGTTAAGTTATTTGTCTGCATTTCAAAGCGCGTCCGTATCCCTTTCTTCTTCTACGGAATTGTTTTTTGGAGATGATGAGAATAGTAAAATATATTTTGGTTTATTTGACACCAATGAAGAAAATATAACATTTAATGTATTGACGGGGTCGTTTAATAAGCAATTAATTCAATACATTTATAAAGATATAGATGGCAATTCCTTTTTGGATCAATTTTCTTATTATAAGAATAACTTCATACAAGATACAGAAAAAAATGTATTGTTTGACCTATCTACAGCAATAGATAACGTTGGAAGCATATCATCGGATGTTTTTTATGTGCTTGTCAGCCCTGTCATAGAATTATTTTCTGTTGATTCTCCTCTAACAATAAAGGCTGTAAGTAATTCACGGACAGAAATACAATTGTCACCAAATTTTACTCAGGAAAATGTAACGGATACAATATCTCTTTCCTTTAACGGACAACAAATATTTTTAAGTGGATCAATAGAAATTACGTTATCAAAAGGAATTGTATACACAATCAATGTAGCAAATAATTTTGATCAAGTTGCGTTTAGTCAAACTACAGACGGGGCATTATATGCTGGTGGTATAGCTTATACAAAAAATATCATATTTAAATCTTCTGCTGGACAAATTGTAATAGATGCTTCGGATGATTCATTTCCATCAACGTTATATGTTTACAATAATATGTACACGAATTGTGGTGTTAAGATAAATTTCTTAGATGTTATAGACCCAGATACATTAAAATCTAATGTGGAGTTTTTGGGATTAGATTCTGATAAATTTTTGTATAAGAGAATTTATTCATTAATGTCTTCATATCTATCGTCTTTCAATACAATAGACGCAATAGACACGGCGATGATGGAAAATACCGATAAATTAAATTCATTGTATCTTTTTTTGAATATTAAAACACCAACACAATTATCAAATTTGGTTAATATATTATATTATGGTGAGTCTTATTATGATACAAAACGGAAAAAACAGGTAAGTTTTACAGGCATACAAGAATATATTTTGGATTTTATGAAATTCAATTATGAATTTCTTGGCGACAGTACATCATTTTTGAATCAAATAAATGCTATAAATGTGTATGTTGTAGATAGCTGGCTAACTTTGACAAATATTAACGCAAATTCGTCTTCTACGCCGTTGTATATGCAATATTATTCGGATTCCTTAACTTTTCTTACAAATTTATTTAATAATTTTCTTTTATTATCCCAGCTATTTGTAAAATCGGATTATATCAGTAAGTTTCAATCGCCTCTGAAAAATGCATTACATTTCGACAATGAAAATATTGCTCCTATTTTAATTTCTTATATAGATTATACGGACCCTAATAATCTAATATATGTTGTAAAACTACAAAATCCTCTAGATAGTACTTATGATGTAGGAACTACTTGTAATGTTATAAATATTTCAATAGAACCTATTTTTCAAAAAGTAAATTTTTCTCAAGCGGTTGCTACACAGAGCATAAGATTGGCCCCGCCAAATTTTTCCATAGTAACAGAAGATGAAACGTCTGTATCCAAACCTACTCCATATTATACATCAACACAATTAAGTGCATCATCTGATATAAACAATAGTATTTCGATATCTCAAAATACAAAAAAGTTTAACATAGATTATACAGATTTCTCTAATTTTGTTGTGTTTTCTTCAGCATATCTTCGTGTTAAAATATTTGAAAACAAGATAATAAAATTAGCTTTATTAGGTCAAAATCTCATAAATTTATCGAATGGTGGTCAGACACCCGGAACATTTACACAAGCAGATGGATTTAATAATACAATTGTTCTAGATGTATATAGCGATGCGGTTACACAACAAAATAATATCATAAGTTCCTTTGACTTTTATGAATCTTATCTTTATATGCAATACCTTAATGATAACTTTGCATATGATATAAACACTAAACAGTTTGTTGAATCAGAAGATGTTGGATTGCCTAATCCACAACCATCAAATTACATATCAAATTTGGAAATAAATGCTTCACAATACGATAAGAGTAACCGTGATAGTTTAATTAATAATACACCGGAATTTATTTCTACAAACACTGATAACGATGAGTATTTAAAGTTTCTAGGTATGATTGGTCATCATTTTGATAATATTTACATTTATGTTTCTAATTTTTATTTATATAAAGAGACAGGTAATACTGTAGATGATGGTCTTAATCGTGGATTATTAAGCAGTATATTGAACTCTTTTGGATTTAATATTCCCCCAAGTCTATCCGGAAATATTGATGAATCTGATGTAGCTATTGCATATTTGTCCAATATATCCTCACCAAGTTTTTCTGGTTCATATGCAATTTCTTTGGATGATAAAACAAAAACAATTTGGAAGAGAATTTTAAGTAATTTGCCTATCATATATAAATCCAAAGGAACTCAGGAATCCATACGATATATTTTATCTTGTTATGGAATTCCACGAAATTTTATACAAATAAAAGAATTTGGTGGTGGGTATAACAAACCGAATATAAGTGCGTGGAATGAAGTAGCCGAAGACATATATTTATTGGAATTTATTGGAAATAATAATGAATATGTGAATATACAAGGACTTCAATTCTGTCCATACAGTTCAGTTGACTTTAAGTTTTGGATAGATACGGATAATTATTCCGATAATACTTTAGTTCAGTTATTTTCAAAATATGATGGTAATGGTAATCAGGTTTTTTCCTTGGGATTTATAAAGGAATCGGATACATTGGGAAGCATATATGTCATACTTATCCAAGGAACTAATACATTTTCATATACAACAGAATTTTTCAATTTGTTTACGAATGATATAACAGGAATTTTATTTAGACAGAATTCCATTAATTCAAAATTTGAAGAAACTTTGGATCCAAGCGTAATTCCAACACAATATGATATTTGCGTATGCAAGAGAAGCGATGAATTGAACACGGATAGTTATGAATATTCTTTCTATCTTTCATCATCATTTAATGATATATTTGATATAAATAATTACAACATTTTTGGTAATATAGAATCTTCTCTTCAACCAGGTGGACAGTTTTTTAATATTTCTTCTATAATTCCTGGATATTCCATTTCCAATTTTATCGGTGTGATGGATAGATTTTCATATGATACATCACCTATATCTGATGATGTATTTTTTACAAAAAGTAAAAACATATACTCTTATTATGATGGATTACCATCTTCTAGTTCATTAAACTCATTGTTTAATTTCTCTATATCGACGCCGCCCATTGATATTAGTACCGCCTCATTTTCTATAAATGGTTATCAAGTTTATAATGATAATATAACATACCCACTTATAACAGCATCATTGTATAATTTTTCAGGAAGCAATTATGTTCAATTTTTCAACACATCTTCTTGCTTGTCTCAGTCTGTATCAGTATTTCCTTTTCAGACAATGAATTTTGAAACGGTAATTGTTTATGATGTCAGCGGAGTGGGTCCGTCACGTCTTGAAAATATCAAGATAAATAAAATTTCAGAGAACAGATTCAATGATACATTATCACCGTATAAATCTACAGCTAATAAAAATTCTGAAAATTACTATTCTGATACGAACATTTTGGGAATTTTCTTGGCTCCAACGGATGAAAGAAATACAGATATGTTGAATTTCTATGGAAATACCAATATCATTTCGTCGGTAGCTTGTCCGGATGATAGATGGACATCTACATCACGATATACTTCTTATCAAACTCTTCGTAATAATTTTTATAATTATGCTAACAAATATAAAGTGTTATTTAATGAATTGTTTACAATATACAACATATATGTTGATAAAAGCATTTTTGATACACTGACGAATATTTTACCATCACGAAATAAAATTTATACTGGATTGTTAATAGAGCCTACAATTTTGGAAAGATCAAAGATACCTAATCTCCCACCATTCGTGGAAAACATAAGTGTTTTAAGTGACAATATAGTATTTAAACCGAAGAGCAGTGCAAATTTTATTAATTTGCTATCCGATAATATAATTACAAGAAAATATCCATATGATAATTCGTATGTAGAAAATACTTATACGGGATTTTCAAATATAAAAGATGTTCCAGATGATTATCAATTGGGAGTTTTTGTTGATTCATTGAGTGGTATAACCCAGTATAATGGAATTCAATATTTTACATATTTGGTGAATTATACAGCAGAAAACGGATACACGGATGGTATTAATCTAACAGATGTGTCATCAAGAATATTTACAAAAATAGATTTGGTACCTACTGGCTCAGTTTTTAATGCTCCGGCTCCTGCAAATTATGCATTTTATAAATATAATTATTATCACAGTTTGGTTCATAAGCTTATACCATTTAGAAAAAAATCATTTGCAAATTTTTCAACTACCATAACATATGCTGAAGCACCGTCTTGGTTTGTGAAATCTCGTGAAACCAATACAACTACTATTAATGACTTGGGAACAACAAATAGAAGCCCTATTATATCAACAACGGTTGGTGGCGTTGTCAACACATCACAGATAGGCACATCAGGCAATAACGTTGGTATTAATACAACAGGGTTGGGTGGTTCAAGTGTCGTTGTAAATGCTGGAGTGGCTGGAACTGGTGGAACAACACCCTAAAAGGATGAATTTATATATGTCATTAACAAAGAAAATATATAAATAAAAAAGATATTTTGATACTATTTATTAAAGGAACGATATATGTCATATTTAGATAACAATTCAATATTTGTAGATGCGGTTTTAACAAATAAAGGTAGACAATTATTGGCGACAAATGGAAGTCTTAACATAACATCGTTTGCCTTAGCCGATGATGAAATTGATTACTCATTGTTTAATCCAAATGCTCCATCGGCTCAATTAACTGATATTGCTTTGGTAAATACTCCTGTATTCGAACCTGTATCAGATGAGACACAAGCATTAAAATATAAATTGGTTACGTTGGATGAAGGAACAACATTTATACCAACTATAACAATATCCCAAGGAAGCATCACGGTAAGTTACACATACACAGGTAGAGTGGTTATTTCTCCATCGACAACACCAGCAAACTATAATTCTAATTTAGGATACACTGCTATTCTTGGTAATAGTGCTGTAGGAAGTCTTGTTGTAACTACACAAGCTCCATCTGTTAATGCTAGCTCAGGAACCACAGCGGTGTTTGCGGGAGATATTAATACTGCTAATTCTCAAACATTAATTGGTTTGGAATTTGCTTTTATTCCTTCTAGTAATTTACAAAATACGACATCAACGACATTGACAATAATAGGAAATGAAAGTGGTGGTGGAAATACTATTCCAATAACGGTAACGGTACCTTAAATAATTTAACGATATGGCAACATTTTTAGTATATCAACCATTTGAATCAACGGATATAATTGTTGGAAAAACAAATCAAATTTCCAGCGGATTTTTTCCTGATGGAAATGTTTATTATTCTCAATCTTCTCTTTTAACATCGCCTTTACAAACCCAAACAGTTGCTCCTGGTGGAAATCAATATGATGTTCTTAATGGATTATATTATACTAATCTTTTTAATAATAGTGCAACGGATCCACAATTAATGTTTAGTGTTTCTTATGGTGATGCCAATAATAGTGGATCTTTCTTAGGTAGTCCTGTTCCTAACACACAAACAATACACTCACAATATAGAAATGTTTTATTGGGAACAGGAAATCCTGATGGATTATTTTCGTTTAGAACAGGATCTGTTAGTACAGATGTCTATGTAGAATCTCCTAGCATATACATCATTAATTTTTCCGCACAACTAATGTCAGGACAAATTGATCCGGGCCAATGGAACATATCATTGAGTGGTTCAAATGGTCTATTTTCCTTTATAGATGATTTTCCTTTGCTGTCTCCATCACAGCAACAAGCAAATAGTCTTGTTTATGAAATAATATCTGGTTCATTTGATAGTGTAACAGGCCAAACCGTAGCAGGTTCCGGTGGCTATGGTGCAATTGGATTGTTTTATCCTAGAAATGGTGTAATGATATTTAATGCTAGTACCATCAACGCGTTAGTGGGAGTCGGTTGGAACACAGGAAGTATATCTGTTGCTTCTTCGAAAAATGATTACTTGTTTGCTAATAATATAATAAATGCTAATGTTCAAATGCGTGTTCGAAAATCGGAATTTGTTCCGTCCACCCATTATTTTTGTAGAGTGAAAAATCAAGACTTTAATTTCTCAAATAATCCTACATTTGCATATCAAACAAACGATCCATCTGGCAGTTATAGTCAGGGTGATATAATTTCATCAATGGTAGCAAATCCTCAGACATATGTTACAACAGTCGGATTGTATGATGACCTAAATGAATTGGTTGCAGTAGCTAAATTAAGTCAGCCTACTATGAAGAATAATCAGAACGAGCTACTTTTGAGGATAAGACTCGATTTTTGAGGTCTTTCTTCAATTAAGAATAAATAGTGTTTGAACTTATTGACGCAATAAACTTTAAATTTGGAATATTTATAGTTATATGAGTGATACAATTGCTATTGGTGGAGAATACATTGATTATGGTCCAAATTGGTTATATGACTATTGTAATTCTGTCATTAATGTAATAAGTGGTTCTTTGGTATTAACTGAATCTAGTTCTCTCCAATATGTTTTAACAGATGTTGATGATACATTTGTATTTCTTGAATCGTATACTCCTAATATAAATAATAGTTTAAATCCTTATTTTCTTCTTCCTTATTATGTACAAGCCGTAAAAAATTACCCAACAGCATCTTCTTATTCTTTGGCCTTGGAACAACATTGGCCTGATAGTGTATATATTGAAGAAGGCGTAAAAGTAAATTCTAATATACTCTTCAATCCCATTACAGAACAACAGAATGTTGATGAATCATATAAAAGAGTTGTTTATAATCAGTACAAAAATTTGTATTATCCGGATATAAAAGATCCAACAAAAATGCTTGGACTGGATAACTTGGATATTTTATTGGACAATAAGAACAGAGTTCTGTATGATAAAATTAAAGTTGCTACGATACCTCAACTATTTTACGGTGATAGAATCGTAGAAAATAGCGTAATAATCAATGAAGATACTGGTATTGTTTCCTATACAATTACGGACGATGGGATGGGAAATTTAAAAGCAAGTAGCTCAATGTTTTCATTTTATGTTGATGATGTCAATAAAAAAGTTCCATCATCAAATTCTACAATAATAAACAGAAATAAGGGATATTCTGTTTCTATCAATGATAGATTTTCATTAATTGGAAATCCTTGTTTTGAATTGTTCGGAACATCAGGAAGCGTGGATGTTTATATCTATAATTCTCAATTAAGTAATAAATTTTTTTATGATGAATCATTAGTACGACAGACGTTTAATACGTCAGGAACGGCACCCAGGATTGTTTTAAATTCTGATTTTGGAAGGTCCGTTGACTTGATTGAAAATGTGGCAGCAGTTTCTTCAATTTATGCACAATATATTTATCCATCCGGTTCTAATGTTCTATATACAGATTCTAGCATAATAGAAATTTATAATTTGAATAATTCATACACATCTCCTGTATATGCCATTTCATCTTCTATAATACCATCTTCCTATCAGACAGGCAGTGGAACATTTGGCTGGGCTATTTCGATAAATGACCAATTTTTAGCCATTGGTTGTCCTCACACATATCAGATTGGTTCAATAAGTAGTTCTTATAATGGTTGTGTTTATATGCTTTCAGGAAGCATAAACACAGGTTATACATTTCATTCACAACTTACCGGAAGCAATATTCCCAATGATGTATTATTTGGAAAATGCTTAAAATTGGATAAAAATTACAATAAATTGGTTGTTGGAAACGGTGATGATACCATTGGTTCGGGAAGTGTTTATTTATTTGAATTGTCAGGTAGTAAGTGGGTTCAGACACAAAAATTCAACCCAACAAAGCAAGTAGATAATTTGAATTTCTTGCCTGTTCTTCCAAGTAATACATTTTTAAATACGGTTGATGGTTTTGGAACGGCTGTTTCAATTTATTGTTCGTCTTCAACGGATATAAAGATAGCAGTTGGTGCACCTTTTGATAGGACTGTTTATCAATTTACGGGTTCTGGATGTTATAAAAACGGTGCGGTGTATATATATGAAAATAAAAATTGCACACTACAGAGTGGCTCTACTATTGTTTCCTCATCTTTCTTTTTTAATCAAAGTAGAATATCGGGAGATTATGATGCATTTTTGCAAAACAAGTTTGGTTCTTCCGTTGATATATGGGGAAATAATCTTATAGTATCTTGTCCGAAATATTTTTCAGAGTATACAACGGATTATGTATATAATACATTTTTGGAACCTTTTAACTTTGATGATTTGGAAGAAACACAAAACGTTGGAATGTTTTATGTATATCAAGAAGATAATATCGGTAATTGGAATACGTATGTAAAATATAAGACCAATAAAATTTATGGACAGCCTTATAATTTTTATGGATACAGTCTTTCCTTATACGATGATAATATTATAACAGGAAATCCTGTAGTAGTCGTGGATAACAATAATACTGTTCCAACAAATTTTTATCCGGATGAAATTCAATATCTAAAAAATCTTTGTGGGAATTTTAACATATTCAATCTTACCGATTATGATCAGACACATTATATTGGTAATGTTTTTTATCAGACAGGCAAGATTATAACATCAACGAGCGGTTCTATATTTGATCATATATTTAAATCTCCTGTAAATATTTATCCCAAATACGAAATTACATTTAATAACAGCCTAAAACGTTATCAAAAAGAAATCATATGCACGGCAAATCCAGGAGAATTTAACTATAGTACAAATCCCACATCTTACACATATGAACCGTACTCGGATTTTGATTTGGATCATAATGGAGTGTTTAATTTTGATGATTGTGATAAACTTCTACGATTAATAAATTATAAATTCACAGGAAATGAAGCGTGGTGGCAGTATTTTAATTATACAGATATGTATGGAAATTTTGTGTCTCCATCGGCTTTTTACACAACAGATGATTCTGTATCATTTAGTTTGTTTAAGATGTACTTGAATAATATACTGCCTGTTTCCACTAAATTTACATCCCCAGCGGCAATTAATGATTTGATTGAAGAATACGATTCTCTATTGGACATAAATGATGACGGTATTGCTGATTATTTGGATATGAACTTACTATGGAAATATTTTACAAATGTATTGACCATAAACAATTATGAAGCTTATCAAACTTCACAGACTCTTATTTCTAGCAGAAATACCTATGATTTGATATACTCATATCTATCACAAGAAACAGGAAATGGCAAACCTGGGACGATTTTGCCATATTTCTATGATATACCTATATCTGCTTCCATTACAAATATATCAGCATCATATTTGGTTCCCTATATAACCACGATTGGTTTGTATAATGGAGCAGATTTGGTGGCCGTGGCTAAATTGGGAACACCGATCAAAAATCAAGGGGTATTTCCATTGAACTTTCTCATTCGATTTGATGTGTAACCTTATATTTATAGGCATATGGCAAAGTCAGGAATTCTTACGATAGCAAATGAATCTTTACAGGATATTTATCTTGGTTCTTCTGATTCACGCGTTGCTAAAATTAAGCCGAATCAAAATCCTATTTTAGGCATATATCAAAAATCCAAGGATTCTTCTTTACCAAAGCCACCAAAGCCTAATTCTTTGGTGAATATTTATAATAGTTCTCCCGATTCTAAGATTGTAAAAATTCCACAAAGCGGTCCATCCATAGAAGATGTTTACGGCAAATCAACGGATTCCAAGCTTTCAAAACCAACACAAACATCTATTATGGACATTTATAATAAATCAGGAGATTCCAAACTTTCCAAGCAAACACAAACTTCTATAGTGGATATTTATAACAAGTCAAATGATACTAAACTTTCCAAGCCAAAAAATAGTTCTATTTTATCTGTTTATAATTCCTCTGCGGAATCAAAACAGATATTAGGAAAGAAATACTTTCCTTAATCCTTTCGTATTCTTACTCGGCCACCAACATATTCGTTGTAATAATCTTTTTGAAACAATGCATTAGCTTGAATTATTTGTTTCATTTCTTCGTAATTAAGTTCTGGTTTATTTTTCTTCCATACTAAAATTTCAAAGGAAAAGTTGCCTATACCTTCTTGTTTGATGTCCTCATTTAATCGTTTACAACTACCTGTGTAGGTTTTCCAATCAGATTCGACATTTGAACGGCGCTTGTTTACTCTACCCTTTAGGGGCGCTTTAGTTTTTTTAAACTTTAGTAGTTTTTTACCAATGTACTTTTTGTTGTGTGCGTGATTAGTTATAAGGTAAATGAAGCCAATGCTATCAGGGGGCATTTCTTCTTTTATTTTCCAGTGTCCATATTCCATATAAATACATAGGTTAATATAAATCGTAGCATTTAATATAAATCGACCAAATTGATTTTCGTGGTAAACTTGTTGTATGATATTGCAGGAAGATATAATATCCGTTTTAAATAAACTCTTGAAACAGAAAGGTAGATTGAGAAGAGGCGAAGATCTTGTGTATTTTTGCCCAAATTGTTCACATTATAAAAGAAAACTTGAAATAAATATAATGACAGGTAAGTATCATTGTTGGGTTTGTGGATTTAGCGGTTTATCATTCCGAACTTTATTTAAAAAGCTTAGTGCTCCTTTGGAGTTTTATAGTATAATTAATGAAAGTCATTTCAGAGCACCAAAAGACGATGATATTGAACACTTGTTTGATATAAAAATAAAAGATAGAGACATTATCAATGTTTTGCCAAAAGAATTTAAACCTATGTATATTCCTCAGAAATCAATAGAATACAGGCACGCTATTGCTTATCTAAAAAAGAGAGGAATCACAAAATTTGATGTATACCGATATAATATAGGATATTGTGAAACAGGAAAATTTGCTAATCGAATTATTATACCTTCATATGATGCTAATAATAATTTGAATTTTTATTCGGGTAGAAGCTGGTTTAAGGATGTTTATCTAAAATATGAAAATTGTGTATTTTCTAAAGATATTATTGGTTTTGAATCCAATATTTATTGGAAAGAGCCTGTTACTTTATGTGAGGGACCATTTGATGGAATTTCTATAAGATACAACGTCATACCATTGTTCGGAAAAAGTATGTCCAATAAACTTAAAACATGCATCATAGAAAATAAAGTAAACAGAGTAAATGTGGTTTTGGATAATGATGCTATTAATGATGCTATAAGAATCTATGATGAATTGTGTTCGATGGGTGTAAGCGGAGTACATATTATAATTTTAGAGGGGAAAGATCCATCCGAAATAGGATTTGAAAAAATATCAGAGATGATTGATAATTCCAAGCCTCATTCAATGTCTGATATAGTAAAATTAAAGATTCAGTATGGCCACATATTTAAAAAACGATATTAAAAACTTTGTAGGAATATTGCATGTAGCAGATATTCACATTCGATTAACAAAAAGGCACGATGAATGTTTAGCTGCATTTGATAAGCTATATTCTGCTATAAAATTAACACCCAAGGAAACCATTGTAGCTATTCTTGGTGACTTGTTTCACTCAAAATCGGATTTAAGTCCGGAATGTGTAAAATTTGCCAGTGAATTTCTTAAAAATGTAGCGGATATAAGACCGACCATATTAGTAGCAGGAAATCACGATGCCACTCTATCAAACAGAAATAGATTGGATAGTCTAACACCAATTGTAAATGCTTTAAATCATTCAAATTTGTATTATTTAAGGGATACAGGTCTTTATATTATAGGCGATGTGTTGTTTAATAATATGTCTGTTTTTTCTCCACCAGAAGATTATATATCCGCGTCGGAAATTCCTTCTTTATATAGAAATAACACCAATTATTTAATTGGATTATTTCACGGCCCCGTAAACAATGCTATATCGGATATAGGGTATGTTATAAGTAATAGAAATATTACGGTAGATACATTTGATGGGCACGACATTGTGTTGCTCGGTGACATCCATAAATACCAATTGCTCCAAAGATATAATTCTAATGCTAATAAACCGGTCATAGTCTATCCTGGTTCATTTTTACAACAAAATCACGGAGAAGATTTAACAGGACATGGTTATGTCGTGTGGAATTTAAAATCAAAAGCATTCAGACATTTTGAGATTGCCAATGAATATGGCTTTTATACGGTAGAAGTTAATAAGGGAAAATTAGTAACGGATATTTCGGATATTCCAAAGAAGGCTAGGCTACGAATAAAATGTTTTGAATCTGTTGCATCAGAAGTAAAGGCAGTGTTATCATCCATAAAAGAGAACACGGATGTATCAGAAGTTGTATATTTTAGAGTTGATTCTGAGGATTCTCAGATAAAAAATATCATCAATTCCACCGATTTAAAATTAAGCGATATTAGTTCTGTTGATTATCAAAATGAATTGATTAAAACATTCTTAAAGAAAAAATTGACCGATAAAACCATTACGGATGTTGAGTTTGCTCAGATTTTTGAGATAAATAAACAACTTAATGCTTTGATTGAAAAGGACAATCTGGTTCGAAATATTCGCTGGAAGCCCAAGAAATTTGAATTTAACAATATGTTTAGTTATGGTGAGGGAAATGTTATTGATTTTACTAATATGAAGAATACTATTGGTCTTTTTGCTAATAATGCTTCAGGAAAATCTTCTATTTTATCAGCCTTGAGTTTTTGTATTTTTGATAAATGTGATAGGGCTTTTAAGGCAGCGCATGTATTAAATAGCGAAAAAATGTCATTTGATTGTAAATTTAATTTTGAAATAAATGGTGTTGACTTTTTCATAGAACGTTCAGGAACAGCAGATAAAAAAGGAAATGTAAAGGTTGATGTTAAGTTTTGGAAAGTGGAGAATGGAAAGACTACAGAGCTTAATGGTGAGGCGCGTCGAAGCACCAATGATATTATTAGAGATTATCTTGGAACATATGATGATTTCATTTTAACCGCTCTTTCCATTCAAAATAATAAAATGGGATCGTTTGTAGATATGGGTCAGACAGAACGAAAAGATCTCTTGTCACAATTTATGGGCCTTACTATATTTGATCTTCTATATCAAAAATCATCAGATAAGTTGAAGGAAATAAATTCAGAATTGAAAGCATTTAATCTTTCCGATACCGATGTTTATGAAGAAATTAACTTATTAACTGATAAAATACAGCGAAATGAAGACCTGTATAAGAAAGAATCTTCTCTATATGAACTGTTACAATCTGATAGAAATTCCTTGAATGAACAGATAATAGAGCAGAATAAAAAGTTAATAGCTCTTGATACAAATGTTCCAAAAGATGTAAATGATCTACTTTCGAAAAAGAATTCTATAGAAACTAAGATTGCTAATTTTCATAAATCTATGAAAGAGTTGAAAGATAATACATCTTCATTACAAAACGATTTAAATTCTGTGTTGGCTAAGATTAAAGTTGATGTTGATAGGGACATAGATAAACAATTTGAAGATTTTGAAAAGTTGGTTGAAGATTTGAAAGAAAAACGTAATGATTTAGAAAAGAAAAAAATTGTTATTAAATCAAAATTGGATAAGATAAAGAAATTAGAGAAGCACGAATATGATCCAAATTGCAAGTATTGTGTAAATAATGAATTTGTAAAGGATGCTATGGTAGCAAGGGATACTATTAATCAAGATAAGGAGGATGTAACAATTTTTATGAATGAATTGGATGGCCTTGAACAAAAAACAAGTGATAATGCTTGTTTATTAGATGAGCATTCAATTTATGAAAAAAATATAGAATCTAAAAATGAATTGGAAAATTCTATAAAAGATGTTTGTAACTCTGTTCTGCGGTTGGAAAACTTTATATCCTCTTCTTCTGCGGAAAAAGAAGGCATTGAAAATAATATTGCTCTTTATTATCAGCAAAAGGACGATATAGAAAATAATAATTTAGTTGAAAGGATCATAGAAGATCTTGAGTTAAAGGCTGGAAATTTTGAGGGAAAGATAAAGAATAAAAATAAAGAAGTTATTTCTATAAATTCTGAGTTGGTTTCTTTCAAAAAGGACAAGGAAATTCACGAAAAAAATGTTCAAAAAATCAAGGAATTGGAAGCTCAAAAATCTGCTTATGAATATTATAATTTTTCCATATCACGAGATGGTATACCGTTTGATTTAATTTCTCAAGCAGTTCCAATCATTGAAAAAGAGGTTAATGAAATATTGAGTCAAATCGTAGAATTTACCGTAAATATTCAAACAGATGGTAAAAATGTCATCACATATATTTGTTATCCAGATAAACGTTGGCCTTTAGAATTATCCAGCGGAATGGAGAGATTTATAAGTTCTATAGCAATTAGAACGGCATTGATTAATATATCCAATTTGCCGCGGCCAAACTTCTTGGTGGTGGATGAAGGATTTTCAGCTCTTGACGCGTCGAATTTACCAGCATTATCAACGTTGTTTTCTGTTCTTAAACTTCAATTTGACTTTTTGATTATAATAAGTCATTTAGATGCGATGCGAGATTTTGTTGATACACGGATGGAAATAACAAAGGAAAATGGATTCTCTAAAATAGTATATTAATAGATATATATATGTAATATATGTCTAATTCTAATACGAATGTCCGTACTATTGCTGGTACAAAATACAACCTTTTAGCTTTGGCAGTTGATATTGAGGATACTAGCTATAGATCCAATTATTTTACTATATCAGATTTAGGGGATACTTTAGAAGCGGGTAATACATTCTTTACAATCAATGGTTCCAGTGCTTTAAAGAAAAATTCGAATATTCAAATAGAGGTTTTGGATTCTAGCGGTAACGTTCTTTATTATGAAGTACCGCTTTCGGGATATACACCTTACAAAGACACTACAGATCTTGTTGTAGCCGTAACGGTATCCGATAACATTATAGCAGGTCTTGGTAAAATTGTATTGGTTGGTACAACTTCCGATAATAAAGTGGTAAGGTGGACTACCAACATAAAGATAAATCCTGCTCTTACAAATTCCTCAAGAACTTTGTTTTTTGGTACACCCGCTGTTGAAACACAACAAGTATTAACATATATTCTGAATGAAAGCCTTTCCACGACTATTCAAAAATCCGCCGTTTTAACAGGAAATATAACGGGTTCATCGGCTTATCCAGAAAATTATTCAGATTACAATTCTTTTGACAAAAAAACCACGGACTTTTTATACCAAATATATTCAAATAATATATCATCAACTGTTGTAACTGATAGCGTTTTTGATATAGAAAATTTAAATACTCCGATTGACATATATGCAAGCCAAATAGCTTATATTGATGGTATGGGAAATATATTAACGGCTAATGTAAATCTCACACAATCTTTCTTAATTCAAGAAATATTAAATAACAATACAATTATATTGAATGATCCATTTACTTACTCATATGCAGGTATAACCCAGATAGTTCCCATTATTAACGGTTCATTTGTAAATAATTATGTTTCTTCTACCTATATTACAGCTTCTCAATTATTACCATCAATTACTAATGTTGATGGAGTACCAAATCCTCTTGTCTATCAAACCATAACATCTTCAAATGCTCCTGTCATAATTCAGAGCGGATTTTTGGATGTAATTTATACAGGCATCAAACCATTCACGGGAAATGTTGCTAGGCATAAAATTTATGTTCGGAGTTTGAACAAATCGTCGGGATGGGAATGTGTAGCTGATGAGCCTCTATTGAATACGAATATATTGATTGATGATGTAACAATAAACAGCGCATATAAAAATCTTGGTGTCTATTATAATCAATCTCACATAAACACATATTATTATACAAGTTCTACTAATATTATTTTATCATATAATTCTTCCCAAGCATTAAATTCAATGATAGTAAACTGTGCAGGACTGAGTGGTAATGTTGGTGGGAATGATTATATAATATTAAAAAATAATTCGTCGCTTGTTACGTCTATATCGGGTTCTAAATATCTTCCATATGATTCTGCTTCATTTTTTAATAAAAAAGGAGCATCTTATGATAGTAACTTTATCAAATTTTATGGCCAGACAAATTATCTATTTTCTACTGATTTAACATTGAATTCCTTGAATCCTGCAATAGGTTCCAAATTAATATTTTATTTCACAGGTTCATATAATACTCCTTATTTATCTAATGAATCGACTTATGTTCCAGGAAAAGGAATTAAACTAGCTGAGTATGATATAAGCAGTGGAAATTCTACAGCTACTTTTTCAGCAGAAAATATAGGAACACTATTTTCCTTCAATGAAGATTTAATTGGTACAATTTATATGGTTCCTATAAATTTATCATCCTTTACAATAGCAAATTGGAACATATATACTTATTCGGATTTCGGCAGTTCTCCTGATTTGTATATAACAAGAATACCATTTCCTATTACTATTAAGAATGAACAATTTGAATTAAAATTTGAATTGTTCGATGTTAATTCAACTTTGGTTTATACTTTTCCAAATCAAATAATAAATTTTGATGAATATGGAGATACATTATATAGCAACGCAACCACGGGAGATTCCTTGTTTGCTACATCTGCTGGTACCGCAACATATGCTACGACAGCGGGCATCACTATTAGTGCATCATATGCTTTAACGAGTAGTTATGCTCTTTATGCTGGAAATTCTTCGGGTTCAAGCGGAACTGGTTCAATAAGTGCATCATATGCTAATTATTCTGATCAAGCTGGAAGCGCTTCTTATGCTTTATCAAGCAGTTATACATTGTCCGCGTCTTATTCCTTTTCAAGTTCAATGGCAACAAGCGCTTCGTATGCATTATCAAGCAGTTATTCTAGTCAGGCAACAAGTGCTTCGTATGCTTTATCAAGCAGTTATGCATTGTCTTCATCAAATGCCACAACGTCATCATATGCGTTGGCTATTCCGCCAAATATTTCTGTTGTTAGTTTAACTGCTTCCTATATTTCTGCCAGTGGTAATATTACTGGTTCATTATATGGAACATCTAGCCTGGCCATAAGTGCTTCTTATTCTCTATCAGGTTCATTTACAACTAGTGCTTCGTATGCTTTATCAAGCAGCTACGGAATAAGCGCTTCTTTTGCTACAACGAGTGCATATGCTTCAAGCATTCCAGATAACATAAGTGTAACTAATTTAACCGCATCAAATATCTCAGCAAGTTCAGGAATAACAGGTTCATTATATGGAACAAGCAGCTGGGCTAATAATGCAACAAGTTCTTCTTATGCTTTATCCGCTTCATTTGCTATAACCAGCGCTTTTGCTTCATCAATTCCAGAAAATATTAGTGTAACTAATTTAACAGCTTCCCATATATCTGCTAGTGGCAATATTACTGGCTCATTATATGGAACTAGCAGTTGGGCATCAAATGCTATTAGTTCTTCATATTCGTTGTCGAGTAGTTATTCTTCTATTACAACAAGTGCTTCCTATTCTTTATCAAGTAGTCAATCTATATCCTCTTCTTATGCTCCTATTCCAACATCCGTTCCAACAGCTTCGTATGTTTTACAGGCCATAAGTTCATCGTTTGCTTCAACAGCTTCTTATGTTCAACAATCTATAAGCGCAAGTTACGTTGCACAACAAGAAACGGCTTCTTATTCTTTATCAAGTAGTGTTGCAATAACTGCTAGCTACATTAATCAAGCCGTAAGCGCATCCTATGTTGCACAACAAGCAACGGCCAGCTATGCCTTATCAAGCAGTCAATCCGTATCATCTTCATTTGCAACAACCGCTAGTTACGCACTAAATGAAGCAACGGTAGCAACGGCCAGCTATGCCTTATCAAGCAGTTATTCTAGTCAGGCAATAAGTGCTTCTTATATTCTCAATGCTGTAAGTTCTTCGTTCGCAACTACCGCTAGTTTTGCATCAACAATGCCTCCTGTTGTAAGCGCTT